GAATCACCATCACCCACACCACCATTTGGCGTTAACCCATCCAATCCTTTTCCTAATGATACAAAATCAAATCCCTCACTCAATCTTAATGGGTTGGATGTGATATAGGTATTGTCCGATTGTAAATTTTCAAAATCACCTAAATATTTTTCGTTTTTAATTCTTAATGGAGCTATTCTAATTTCTGTTCTATTACCTGATATTTGGTGAATGAAGAATTTATTATCTATTAATTCTAACTTGCGATTAGTTCCATCACTAGCTATTATCTTACCAAAGGCATCAAACTCAAATGGCCCATCATAAATGTTGGATTCTTCATCAATCAATAATTTAGATTCTGAGCCAGCTAACTCTCTAAAAAAATTATATTCAACTTTATACTCACCGCTTTGATAACCTAAAGACCTCAAGTCACCACCTGGTTTTAATTCTATGTTCCCATCATCAATGCTAAAATTTTCATTAGTTATTTTATGTGATTGTATAAAATTATCATCCAAATCATAGATGTTTAATTCTATAAAATCTCGTGGGTCATCTCCAAAGGATGGTTTGTTGTAAGAATCAAATTGTCCTATTACGCGTGATTCACCCTGCTTTATTAAGTCTAAATCTTTTTTATTAAATCTGGTTCTGTTTTCTAAAGGCATTAGTATCCTCTCCCACCCTCTGCCCTACTAGGCATACCACCATCATCTTTATCTTTATATCTGTTTTCAGCCGTATCAGATTGCAGTTCTATATCCTCAGGCGTTGTTGCATCATCGGAGTTTTGTGTGCCAGTAGTTGAACCTCCGCTAGTCTGTTCGCCAGTTTGATTCGTCTCTGGTAAATCAGAAAAGTAAAATGGCATATTAGCACCATTTGGTATAACCTTTAAATCACTTAATCTAATCCTAATGATAGGTATATCGTCCGCTACAACTCCGCCGGTAAAAAGTATATCCTCATAAGATTTAAAAATTTCAATATTCAAAAAGTTTCTTTTTTTATTACCATCTAAAAGATATCTTTGCGATAAATCTTTATCTGATATTATCATACCATTTTGTAATTGAATTGTTTGTTCACCCTCATCTGGTAAAGGGTCAATTGTGGCTAAACCCAATGCCCCTCCACCAATCGATAATGAATTTATATTTCTATTTATGATTCTCTCAAGCGTTACATCATTTCGATATCTAACAGTAGTAGATTCGTGGTCAGGTGGTGATTGTGTATTAGGCGGGCCAACCACTAATATTTCGGATGGTGAATTTCTTACTTGACCTATCATCGACTCATCAACTTCCTCCTCAAATGAAACAAAAGTACCTGCGGAGTTTCTTACTGGACGAGATAAAGAGCGAGATACAACACTCTCACCATAAGCAGTGCTTATCTTGTCGTAGTAATCCCTTTTGTCTTGTTCTCTTAAATTTTGAAAAAAATCATAAGACTGAAGCTCTTCATTTGTGTAAGGCATTTATTATCTACTCACTTTAAATATGAAATCATTGTCGATAAATTGGTCGGTTCTGGTAGCTCCACTTCCGCTAACAACTCTGTATAAAACTCTGTAGTGTCTTTCGGGTTGGAACGCATTCATATCCAATCTGAAGAAATTACCATTACCATCACAACTTAAGTGCGAGCCTGTGCCAAATCCAATTAGTGTGTCCTCTGAAAAAGCATCCCTTATTGAATATTGACTGCCGCTTGGTAAAAACTTTACTGATAGATTTTGTGAGCCTGTTGAAAAAGTTTTAGCTGGAAATCTTTCTCTACCCACAACTCTTAATTTTACTATGCTATTTTCTTTATATTCTTCTCTAAGATTTTTCATATAGATTGTAACGTTATCTACGTCATCTGCTGATAATGAACTTAATGAGCCAGTATCGAATGTTGAGTCGTCCCATTCAACTTCTAATTTTGGTGGAAAAATAGTATGAGTATCGCGTGAGAAAAATTTGAATTGTCCAAATCTATCTGTGTTACCCTCCTCAACATTTGTATCGGAATTACCAATACTACCGCTTCTTTTGACAATGAATCCATTGTTGTGTAATACGACTCCATCGTGAGAACCTGATAACCAATGCTTTACTATGTCAGTAACATTCATTCTCATATCTGATGTTTCGTGGTCGAAAGATTGTGATGCCTCATAAGTGCTACCACTTACCCATCTACCACCAGCGCTGTTACTACCACTAACCCATTGTGTACCTGTAGTTTCTCCATCTCTATATCTCCAACTACAACCCTCTGTTGTCTCTGGACTATCGCTCAATTTACCCTCTCCCTGCACCCAACTTTGACTTATTGGATAAGCGTACAAGGATTGACTTGTAATTAGTTCTGTTGATGCTGCGTCGAATAAATTTAAGAAATAATTAGCGTCCGCTGGAATTGTTCCGTTAACCACCGATGAAGATATATTAGCTATATCAAATTGAATAACAACTCGACTTACATTTATGGTCTGACCAGAGTCATCCATGTCTTTTCTGATTTCTAATATTTCATCTAAACCTGTATTAACACTTTGGGTGGCTTGACCCTCATATAAAGTTGAATCTTTTTGCGCGAATTCAAAAAAGTGCATTTTAGTCTCCTTTAGTAAGTTGTAGTGCCAATATTATTTCCAACTGCTCTACCCTCTATATCGACGTTTGGAAACTTAACTTCGAATATTGACGGGTCTAATGAGGGATAAATAATACCATCTATTGTTGCATCATTTATATCGTATAAGTTACCTGAATAACCACCTGATTTTTGAAATTTGTTTTCTATCAATATAGGTAAATTGTTTGGGTTATTGTCTTGTGGTGGAACAATTGAACCAACACCATCAATCAAAGATAACTTATAAGCTAAATCTGTTAAAACTATTGGTTGGTTTATTTGCCATCTATCAATATCAAAAAATCTTTTAACTTCCTCAACACATCTTAAAACAACATCATTTTTATTAAAACCGACTTTTGTTACAACGGAAAATTTTACACCGATGTTAATCACATATGGTGTTTTAATATTTACTGCATCGGTTAACGACCTAAACGAACTTAAATAGGTTTTTATATTTTCTTTCACCGCACGATTTACTGGCACTAAGTTATTATTTTGATTGTAACCCAAAACATATAAATTTAAAGCTAATGGATTAGGAATTCTCTCTGATATTGCCTGAACAGTTTTTCCAATGTCTTCCTCAGTAATGAATGCTTCTGATTCACGCGCTTGTGGTGATTCATTCAATTGGTCATCTTGAACTATGTAAGCTTTTGCTACATTCCCATATCTTGGGGGTAAAGCATAAACCCTACCTATGTAATCTTGTTTTGTTACGGCTCTGTTTTGTGCTTGAAAAAATGCTTTTGTATTTTCTCTTATCTCCTCAACAGTCTCCGCGCCTAAACCACCTTTGGTAGGATTTGGATTATTTACACCAACCGACTCCTTAGCAGTCTGAACTTGGGTCGAATCTAAATTTGAATCCTGTATAGCAAAGGTTATGGTGTTTATTTGGGTAATACTATCTTGTGGAGAATTATCCTGAATTCCACCACCGAAAGAATATTTAACGGTCAAAGTTGTATTAGATGGAGCTAATCCATAAGCGCGCGTCTTCAAAAAATTTGATGGGTCAAAAGATGTTTCTAAATTGGAAACGCCACCAGGTAATGATGAACCAACAGTATCAGGATTTGGTATAATCTCCTCATCTGGATTATCCGACACACCCGCTCCAAATCTCAATTCTGTAAAATTATCTGAACGATAGTAAGTAGTATAACGGCGAGGGGTTTTTACAACTTTCAGTAAGTAAGGTGCATCGTCCTTAAATTGACCTAAGTTTCCATCAGCATCCATACTATTTTCTACATCTTCAAAAACAGTTTCTTGCGCCAAAGAATCAACCTTCGACCAATTATTACCATCGTTATCGGTGACGCTGATAATTTCAATCACCCCTTTGTTGGCTAATTTTATCCTATCAAATTTTTGTGCATCGGTAAACGTAAATTGTTCCTCAGTAATATTACCACTCTCTATCTTACCAGTTTTTTTCAAAAGATATTTTGTTGGCAAATTAGTGGAGTCATCTTTTTCAAATATGTCTATTGTCATAGGACTTAGTGAGCTACTAAATTTAAAATTGACATCCTCCATTGTTCTAAATATAGTGCCGGTGGTTGTTGATGAGACTAATGAATTTTCTTTGATTGTGAGCGCAAATCTCATATCTGGTTGTACATCACCCTCACCACCAATGGCAGGAACTAATTGAAAGAAATCCAAATCACCACTAGAGGGTGAACTTAGACGAGGTTTATAACCAAAAGTTTGCGCTAAAGCGAACAAAGTTTTTCTCTCCTCTGCATAAGCCAGTAATGATTCTTTAAATTGATTGTCTATGTAATATGATAGTACATCTCCGACATAAGCGGCCATTTCTATGAACATCATTCCTGGTGATGCTTCATTGAAATCATTATAGTTATTTGGGAAATATGTTTTAGCAAACTCAATCAAAGAACTTCTAAATGAAGAGAAGTCTTTGTTTAAATATCTAATATCTTTTTTAACATCGGTTTTAGTTGCCGTATATGACATATTTATCTCCTATTAATACCCACCACCGCCTGTGGCGCCACCACCACCACCGATACTACCAGCAGTTGACGTTCCACCAAAACTCACAGTAACCTCCTCTGAGTCTTGTGGATTGTATTTTAAACTTATTGTTAATGTAACGTATAATATATTTGGATTATTATTATCCTGAAAAATTTTCGCATCGTCTAAATTTACATAAGGTAACCAAGTGTTGAAGTCTTCTGTGATTTCGGTTTTAACTCTTTCCGCAAATTCCTCCACATCATCATATTGTTCAAACAATAAATTATGTAAATTAGAACCAAAGTTTGGTTGAGCGACTCTCTCACCTTTCATAGTTTTTAACAAATTAGCCGCGCTATATTTAGCTTGTTCTAAATAGGTTTGTGTCGATGAAAAGAAAGTAATATTATTGGATGGTTTTAACGGTAATTGCAATCCAATATAAGTATTAGGGTCTAAATCTTTGGCTAAGGAGCTCATTTTTTATCCATCGCTTTCATTAAAGCACTATAGTCTCGTGTCATAGCATTCACCACATCCTCAGGCACCGCATCTGGATTTACACCCTTACTCTTAATAGTTTCTACTGCGTTCATATTTCTAGCCACCTCATTTGACTCAACTTCTCTACCCATAGTTCTAGCCACTAACTCACCCATTCTGCTTGTGTCATATGTACCACCACCCATTGTTGGATATGGTGCGTTTTCACCTTGCGGAACACCACCTTTTGTTTCATTTAATATTTTGTTAAGAATTGGGTCGTTCACCAATTTCTTTTCTTTTTTTTGTGGTTCTTCTTTTTGAATTGTAACCGAATCAGATAAATTAATGGATTGTTTTTCTTCCTTAATAAATATCCTATTAACTTCTTTTTTGACCTCTCGTCTTACAATTTCAGAGATTATTTTTATAAACTGCTTTTTATTCATTTTAACTCCTATGCGGTTTGAACTTCTTCGCTTAAAATATTTCTTAATTTACTACTTACTCTGGTAACAGCCGTAGCTAATGACGCTGCGTTGCCTGGCAAAGTACCGGGATTCAAAACTGGTACAGTAGCAAATGTATTTAACGCTGTTATTAATTCTTGTAATATAGAAACTAATTCACGACCTTTTACTAATGGTTGTTTATCACCTCTTCCTAAATTTACGTTCTCTGAATTTAGATTGATTTGATTAGCGCTCATCCCTACATTATTTCTACCATTAATAAATATACCATCCGATTTTATTAGTATTTTTTTTCCATTAATACTTTCATCATTGGTGGTTTCACCATCAAAACCTGTTATATAAATTGATGAACCATCATCATTCCAACTTTCTCTAATCGGTTGTTGGTCATTTTGTAAATTTAAATCTGTTCTTTGTCCAGCTCTAATTTTAATTATAGGTTCATTATTAATATTACCTAAATTAATTGATTGACCAAACCTTCCCTCAAACACAATATCACCTTCGCTTATTTGAATGTGTCTAGCTTTTGTTTCGTTTGGTTCAAAATTATCAAACTCCAAAACATCATCTATGGTTGTTTTATCTCCATAGTTTGATAAATTAAATCTGATATTATTATTAGCCGTATTAAAATGATTGACACTATTTAAGTAATAACTTTTGTTTAAATCTGGATGAGAAAACACCAAAACAATCTCACCCTTAACAGGTATATCTCTAATTCTCGCATCTAATGGTAAAATATAATCAGCACCAGATGGTAAAACGCCTGTGTTATTAGTTTGGTTTATGAAGTTTACAGTAATCGCACCATAAAATCTATAATCACCATCAACTTTTTTTTGTACATCCTTATCAGAGATTATGACAGAAGTAACCTCCGCTGGGTCAAGCTCATAATGGTCGAATGACCTGTAATCAACAATCTCATTTATTCTACTCTCAACCCAATCATAATTAGGGCTTCCGTTTGGGGTTCTTCGGCTTGTATTTTTACCTAAATTAAATCTTGCCATTAGTTTATCTTTGATTTTATTTCTGTCGTAACTTCATCTGAACGCTTTTGTAAATCAACAACAACGTCGTCAATACCTTTTAGTAATTGTTCTTTTTCTGAATCCGATAAACCAAACTCATTTTCTGAACTACCTTTACTTTCCGCCGCTACTATTTTTTGAACTATGCTTGCCATCTTAACTAACATCTCATCATTCTTAACGTTTATTTCTAAATACTCTTTTATCATAGGCACAATCTGTACTGCGGTATCTCCGTCTTTGATAAATCCAACTATCTCTTTTGTTAGTACATCGAGTTGTTTTCGATTATATTGGGAGTTGGAATATATGTCTTGAAATAAAGAGGATAAAGTTTTTCCTTCAAATATTTCGTAATCAGCGCTCATAATATTTCCTTATTAGATATTATAACTCATATATAAATATGATTTGGTATAAAAAAGATTCAATATATATTAGAGTATAATTATCAATAATAGATAGTTATTACTACTGAAAGCTTTTAGTAATCTTATTAACTAAATGGGAGATAACCGTGAAGGAAATCATAACAATGGTAAAAGGATACATCGATGACTTAGTTCATTTGATGATATCTTTTGTAACCATCGGTGCTGTATCTGAAGTAATATTCGGTACTGGCGTCTTTGGTGTAAATGTTATCGGTAACCTAACATCTATCATAAACAAGTTCGGCGATTCAGGATTCGCTGGGCTCGTCGCCTTGTTGGTGTTGGTGGGTTTATTCCGTAAGTAACAGATTACTTGCGAATATAAAAAAAGGGGATTTTATATCCCCTTTTTTTTTGCCATAAATGCATGGTTGCTGCTTAATGTGGAGCTGACAGGAGTCGAACCTGCGACCTCTTCCGTGCAAGGGAAGCGTTCTCCCAACTGAACTACAGCCCCATATTTAATTTTTAGATTCTGATACCGATAACTTCCTATAATCTGTAATCAACTTTTTAAATTCACCTATAGCTTTTCTAGCTCTGACAGCTGCCGACTTATTATTTTTTTCTTTAAATAACTTATGATTATCATTGAATTGTTTCCATAAAACCTCAAACTCTTCAAAGAGTTCATCTGTGCTATTCATTTAATTCTCCAATTTAGCTGGATGGTTTGATACCACCTTTAGGAGAGGATAGATTTTTTTTATTATTTTCATCCACCTCTTTTATAACTATTTCTTTTTTTTTATTTGGAACAATTTTTTTCTTACTTTTAACAACCTTAGCTTTACTTTTATATTTGTCAAAAATCTTTTCAACACCAGTTTTATTTTGCTCTAACGATTTATTATAAGCAATAATCAAACACACAGCCATCGGGTCAAAAACAAATATCAATATAAAGATAAAAAACTTAACAACAGAATCGATATCGGTATCAAAAACTCTAGCCAAATATATCGCCGGCCCAACATCCACACCAGTCTCTATTAGAGATATTTCTAAATCTGATTTTCGAGATTTAACATTCAATATCTGTTCATTTAACTTTTGTATTTGTGGATTAAATTGTTCCCTTAATTTTCTTTTAGCGGTGATATAATTTTCAGGTAAATCATTAACAGATTGTTCAAACTCATCTTTTAGAAAAGTTCTATCATCCTCTAATTGCTCCAACCTATCTTCTAACGCTAACAATTCATTAGATTGTTTTTCAAATTGAACAGTTGCACCTTGATAAGCATTAGATAAAAAACCAAAGATACCAGCGGATGTAATCAACACCAATGTTATAACACCGATAATAAGATAAGTTTTTATTGCTAAATTTATATCATCCCAAAACCTATATAGAAAGGAAGCGGCAACTAATTTACCTAACTCCAAACTACTTGCCATAAAAATAACGGCTACAGCTGAACCAGCAAAAAGTTTTGATAATCCAAACACAGAGTAAAAAGCCGCACAACCAGCTATGAATAATGCGCTAAACCCTAATAGAGTGGAAAAGTTTTTAATTCTTTCAAACATATAAAATAAATATTGTATATACTACTTTAAATCTTCGTATTCTCCATCAATCATTTTCATACAAATGTAAAAAGTGTCTCCTCTTCGCAGAACAGAATCGGCTAAACTATACTTCTTTTTTAGGAATTCGGCAGATTTGTTTATAACCTTATCAGCCGAAACTGTTCCACAAATCACATACCTATCATCATTTATATTGATGATTTTCAATTACGATATTTTAACGGTATGCTTAGTCGGTTTAGTCGGTTCTACTTTCGGAACACTAACTGATAATATACCATCCTTAAAGTTAGCTGATATATTTTCTCCATCCAATAACTCACCTAATTCGAATTGACGTTTGAATGATGATTGCTTTAATTCTCTTCTGAGAACTTTGGCACCATTATCTTCAAACGCGCTGTGCTTATCACCTGAAATTGTTAATACACCATCCTCAACAAAAACCTCTAATTGTTTTTTGTCTAAGCCAGGAATTTCAGCTACGATACCTACTTTATCATCGTACTCATAGACGTTGACTTTAGGATAAGCTGAACCCTGCATCGGATTAACACCAACGGTTTTAGTAATCTCAGGAAACTGAGCGTTTACTATTTGGTCAAACATTTTATCGAATGGGGTTAGGAATGAATCCCTATCAATCATAGGGACGTTTGGATTGAAAACAACTTTAGTCATTTTATTTCTCCTTTGTTTACGTTAGTCAAACTTGAGATTGATTCTTACGACATCTAATCTCATCTTAGTATCGACCTCATTTGAGCGTCGAATTCAAATATAAATATAATGTTTTAATTTTAAATTAAATAATTTTTTTTAGTAATATAGTTTCGATAAAAAATAATTTACCTGTAGCGTCATATACCTTAATTTTTTCTTCATTCAAAAATGACTCATATTCATTTTCAACATATACAATATCATCCTTATATAACATCCCATTGAATGTTGGATAGTCTTTTAACACCTGTAGTTTTATTTTATCTGCTGACATTTGTGTTTCCATTATCATATGGAATTTTATATCTGATAGGTTCAACTTTATTTTCTTTGATATATTTTTCCAACTCTTTTAGTTTGCTATCAATCCTATCAATCTTTTTTGATATGTCATTTATCTTAAATCTAAAACCTGTAGCTTTCATATTATCCTCATTAATTCATTAACTCCACCAATCGGTTTACCATCAATCACTATTGATGGAACTTCCATTCTACCACCCATAATCTCTTTGAGTTGTGTGCGTGATATGCCAGCAACCTCAATATCTATTTCTGTAAAATCGTATCCTCGTTCTTTTAAAGCTTTTTTTGCTATAACACAACCAGGACACCATTCAGTAGTATACACTAATATATTCATATCAATAACTATATGGATATTCCCATAAAGTTAGCAACTTTTTTTATATCAATATTATACTTTTGCGATTGAATATCGAGTAAAGCTTTGTATGCTTCACTTTGCTTAATTGGCTTTTGATAAACTTGGCCGCTATAAATAAAAGTAGATTTATCATTATTTGATATAAGTTCTAATATCTTTTTTACATCTAAGAATTTTAAAAAACCAGAATAAGTGCTGTCCGTTTTTATTTTTTTTCCAGTATCGCACATTACTATGTATTTTTCAAATTCACTCCATTTTTCTTTTTTCATTTTTATCCTTTATATTATGAATATTAAATATTAAAAAATTGAGGTGATGAGGGGTCGAATCCCCACCACCTCTTCTTATGAGAGAGAATAAAAAATTAATTATTTTTTATTTGTTTGAATCAAATGATTCAACCTATTTATGGCCGCCTTTGCATCACCACCTTTTTTCATTATGGTGGTGATAGCGGTGACATAACAATCAAAAATCAATTCGTTAATTTTTGATTTTGGTTTTACATCGATTTTAAATTCCATTATTATCCTCATCTTTCTTATCTTCGTTAAACAAATCATCTGATGAACCATCAGAAACATATTTTTGTACCAACTGCTTTACAAAAGTTCTCTCTGAATCCATCCCAGCATCGTCAGCAAATTGTGGATAGACACTAACCTCAGCTGCTTCGTCGATACCAAAACCATCGTAAAGTAACCCAGCCATCTCAACTGAAGTTCTCGTCGAAATACCTGTCGATACTTTACCCGTATCTGACTTTGACTCCATTCTCGTAGTGTGGGATATCTCAGAGACAGCCTGTAGTAAATTAGGGTCAACATGCGGAAACATATACTTAAGTAATCCAAACTCTTCTTCATCAGTAAGAACATCCATCTCTACGATTGTGAATCTATCCATCAAAGCCTTATCCATAACTCTCGTAGATGTATACTCATTACCAATGTTAGCCGTCGCCACAAAAGTAACACCCTCAGCGACATTGATTGTTTCCTGCCCATTTGACTCATCAAGTCTCAAATATCTTTGACCACTATCTAAAACAGTCATCAAAATATTCCAAGCATCAGGATGTGCCCTACTCAACTCATCAAGCAAAATGACAGCGTTAGGAGTTTGAATAGCTTTTACAAACAATGACTCAGAAAAGTAAGTACCCTTCTTTTTATCAAAGTGAACGTTACCAATTAAGGTAGCCCTCGGGTCTTGCGTTGAACCCATATTGAAATAAAAGTCAGGCCTATCCAAAGAGTTAACCAAAGACTTAGCAGCCATTGTCTTACCACAACCAGCGGGACCAGTCATCAAAATATTCTTACCTCTAACCGCTGACCTTATTAAATACTTCCATTTTAATTCTTTCATAACCAAACTCTTTGGTTTGAGACTAAAAGAACTATGGATAAAATTGAGAACCTCTGCGTGGTCAGAAGGAACCTCAACAGAGCTGGTATCGAAGACCGGCGCCGATGTAGCTTCATATTGACTCATTGGAACTTTCCACCAATAAACCCTACCATTTTTACCAGTTCTCCTCTCCAAAGCCATACCAGCTTCGAAAGCTCTTTTTCTGGTGCCAGTTCCAATAACGGATGTGTGTTTGTTACCATCAGCATCCCACGCATTGAATCTGTTACCACTTTTTTCTATTTTAACGATTACATTATTCATTTGTTATTTTTTCCTCTCATAATTCATACCTTAAGATAATACAAAAAACCAGTACAAGTCAAGACTTTTTTTAATTATTTTCAATTATTTTTTGTACCTCATCTAAACCTTTGATTCGATAATTAGATTTTAAATGTTGATTATATGGAGAATCCATCAATATAAATCCCTCTTGCATACCTCTCTTTTTAATCCAATAATTAAAGTTATTGGGAGAGTCATCAACCAAATAATCAACCTGAACATCAGGCTTTTCAAAACCTCTTCTAAAATAAATCGTATCAAAATTCAATCCATACTTACCTAGCCAACTTAAAGTATAATGTCTTGCGTGTGGTTTTTGTGATGTAACACAACTTAATGAGTGACCTTTTTTATCAGCCCACTCAAATAAATCATACATCTTTTTAATTGAACCATACATAGGATTGGCGTTACCCATAATTTCTTCAGCATGACTGTGCCAGTATATTGATTGTAAATCCTCTTTTTCACAATTAAAACAATTAGCTAATCTCCAATCGTCAATTTCTGTAAAGTCATCTTTAATATAATGTGGAAAATCTCTTTTAACAACTCTGGTGACCGCATCACAGAAATCTCTTAGGACGCCATCGACATCTATTCCAATTTTATAATTCATTAGTTCTTCTCCAAGAATTTTTTGTTCATTGTTTTTGAAACATCAACTACACTTTTTACATTGATGAAATTAGCGTCCTTACCATACATAGTTTTGAAATCAGCCTGAGTAGATTCTCTTTCATACTCACCACCGATAAAGTAAGACAACACCTTAATACCTCTATTTCTAATCTCATTTACCATTTTTTTGGTGTGGTTAATAGCGTCATCATCATAGTAACTAATCGTATCCGATGAAAACATTGGCATCCCATCGGAAAAGTTTAGAAAGTATGAATCCAAATCATTTGTTGTTGGGATGATATCATTCATAATAGCTTCGAAACACAAGCCCTCTGGAGTGGTTCCGCCTGGATAAAGATAAGGAAACATTTTCTTAATCTTTGAAAACTTATCCACTCTGGAATCATAACCGATTAAAATCAATGGGGCATTTGAGTTAGAATTCCATCTCCCATCATTACTATGTGTGCTTCTAAAGGAAACTACAACATCTAAGTTCTGAATCATTGAAGCTGCTTTACAAATTGAAACAACAGAGGTCATTGCGCTTTCCCACTTATCTCCACTCATAGAACCACTAGCGTCAACAGAGATGTGAAGAAAAGCGTCAGAATAAGAATCGATAAAAGATGTTGAGAAAACTCTCTCATTACCAAATCCAGCCTCAGCAATCAATCTCTTATCAATCTTACCACTATCAAGTCTAGTCCACTTTGTTTCTCTGGATTCACCTCTGACCTGTAGCTTTCTACCTAACTTAGTACCAAGCGAAATACCATCCTGAATAAAGTGAGAATCTCTATATCTACTATAAGGTCTGATAACTGATGGAAATACATTATCATCAATCATAGCCTGAGTTAGTTTTCTAACAACAATAACCTGACAACCTTTACCTTTAACGTAATCACCGATTGTATAATCATATTCAGCTCTCATACCCTCACCCGCCGTAACTCTATCCACACCAGCTTCTTCCATAGTCTTAACAATAGATGAATCTTTTTTAGATAACTTACCAACTTTCGCAGGTTTGCCATCAACAAAATCATTTTGTTTTTTGACAGCGTTACCCAATTGTCTTTTCTGAGCTTCAGTTAAGGTAACTGGCTCACCCCCACCTGAACCAACGTCATTATTTTCAATCGCCTCAATTAAATCATTTAACTCTGAATCGGAAAGTTCATTAGGTGATTCACCATATTTCTCTTTATTTTTCTTAACATCTGATGCTGGTTGATTTTTTGTATCTCCATATTCATCTGTGCTTTTAAGACCATCAAGTAAATTTTTGTAAATCAGATTGACAACCTCAATAGCCACATCAAATGTCTCAGCGGTGTCATTTAGTTTTTTAACTCTACCATTACCAAAAATAGTATTATAAATTTTATCTAAATCAGGCAGAACATTTAGTCTAGTGTTCTTATTAGTTAGATTAAGTATTCTGAATATGTAAGAGTCCCAATCTAAAGATGTATACTCATCGGTTAAGAGAGCCTTATCAATTACTTTGGAATGAAAATACTTATCATACATTGAATGATAATAACCTTTGTAGCCAGGTGAGGTAGAGAACACATAATAATCGATTCTCCTATCCTCAACATAATTAAGTAAATTTTTACAATGTGAAACAATCTCCCATTTATCATAACCCTTACTTTCACCAAGTAAATAAATTTCTTGCGGTATATTGTTTTCTAAGTTTCTTAAAAATGAAAAATCTGATAGTTTAATATGTGAACCTTCGTGAAGAGCCAGACCAACAACAGGGTCAAAATTTTTCTCATCAATCTTAGAACCAATGACAACCTTTTTACCATCTGTAAATGAATTATCATTGGATTGAAAAATGACTGGTATGTCTGATTGATTGGTTACGATTGTAACAAAGTTTGAAATAGCTCTTCTATAAGATGCAAGAGCCACGTGGTCAACACCTTTCTTCTGAGGTTCGTCATCTAAGAAATCAGTTCTCCTACTATCCCATTCATTATCAGCCCAAAAAGAACTAAACGGGTTTGTTCTCTGAACATTACCAGCGGAATATTTTTCTCTCAGAGCCATCGGATTGAAATGTTTGATTGTTGAATCTTTCATATTTCTCCTATCTTTCATACCTTAATATACAAAATAAATGCAATACGTGTCAAGCTTTTTTTTATTTTTTTTAATTATTTTTAGATACATCTAAGTAATGACGTTCTAATTCATCCATTAGATTTAATCTATGTTCTTTAGCCATCCAACTAACGTTGTGATATTCACCATTGAATGAACTCTGAACAACCTTAATTCCATTAGACTCAGAACTAAAAGCATATTCAACTTTTAATTCGTTGTTTCCGTTTATTTTCTTTTTAAAAATGAAAGTCATATATTTCCTTTATTATTTACGCCTAAATATACAAAAGAAATGCAATATGTGTCAAGCTTTTTTTTATTTTTTTTCAAATAATTTTTCGATTTCTTCTGTGGTCATATAGTCCATATCCCAATGTGATGATTTAGCACCTTTGGAATGTGCTCCTAATCTAACTCTTTTTTCAATAGGTCTTACGACTTTGTTACCTTTTTTGTGAGGTGGGTCATATGGACAATTATAACAACCTTTACCACAACAAACTCTTCTAGCCAAGAGTTCGTCACGGGACATTTTAGTTATATCTTTTTTCATTTCTTTTATTCTTTTTAAAGTTTTTTTTCATATCTAAATAACGTTTATCTTCTCTGACCATCTTCCAATATCTTTGAAATATTAAACTACTATCCATAAATCTTTGTTCATTCCTATCATAGGGTAATACTTTCCATTCACCATCATTAATCCATTTTTTGCCTGAACTATGATTCCAATATCTACGACTACGTGTGAATCCCATATGTAGATACTTCTTTGCCATATCACATCCTACAAAATCTCCGTTATCTAAATATTCTAAATATTTTAGGTATATCTTATTAGCTGATAATTGTGCTTCCTCAGGTGTTTTAAATCTCCATAATGGGTGTAGTTCTGATTTATAAGGTTCACAAGTTAATACACCTTGTTGCCCTCTACCTATACTATATAGGTGTGGATTTTTACGATAGTCTATATTTGATTTCCACTTATAATTGTCGTAATCAAAATCTACATATGTTGGCTTATTTCTTTTATCGATTATTAACCTCTATTTTTTTTATTTCTACATCCTCTATATCGCTTGTCTTTGGGTATGTGAGTTGAGGATGTTTTAACCCTTTACGAGCTTTTCTTATTTCTGATTTATTACCTAACAAATAAACATATCTATGTTTTCTTAATTCTTTTTTTATCCAAAAATCTTTAGGAACTAATGAACGCAATTTATCAACATCATTGGTGCCGTAGTATGGAAAAATTGTTCGGCCATGTTGCCACTCACCATCCTCATTCCATTTAAATAACCAACTATCATTAGGTCTAATTCTATTACCCTGATAAATCCAATTCGTAGCCTGATAGATAGTTCCGACGTGTCCCATTTGTGGGTCAGCGTAAGATATCAATCCTTTTATATTTGGTTTGTTTTCTTTTAACCATTTAAAACTTTGTCCGATTAAATAGGATTCTATGTTACCACCATAACCATCGTGTACAAATAATCTTACTAACTCGTATGCATTTTCTCTTGGTATCTCAGTTGATATTGATGCGCCGGAATGTCTGCCGATTGGGTCACCATAACATATGACACCAATTAGTCTTTCATCTGGCTCATCAAAGAACTTATGATTAGAACCATCGGAATAAAATAAACCTAAAGCAACGCTGACCTTAGTCCATCTGTGAGAGTAATGATTTTTAACAATCATCTCTTTAGCTATCTTTCTATCTATCTCTCTAATGGAGAGTTTATCTACATCTACTTTATTTTCATCGCCCATTTTCTTAACCTTTTTGGTAACACCTCCCAATTGTTTATTTCATTGACTATCTTAGATTTATTACCTAATGATATTTTGTCTTCACTAAATAAACTCTTTAACCAATCTATGGTAAGCTGATAACCATTCTCCTTATAATGAATAATAGCTTTGTTAAAAAGGGTATCATAATCTATGTGCTTAAGAGTAGATGGTGTATCCACGAATACTTTTTTTGGTTTTGGGTTATATAGATTTTCATAATAACTATCTAACCATCTATCCCAACTATTATCAACGTAAATACCTTTACCTTTTCGCGTCGTACCGACACTACGTCTATCTATACGTTTGAGATTATTGGATGTGGTTTTAGAGACGGGTTGTACATAACCACCTGTTTTGTGCGGATAAACTGTGTGAGCCGAATAAGCCTCTACCTCACTACAATCTAAACATTCTGTATAACCTAAATGTGCTCTTTGGTCTTCTAACTGAACGTTACATTTTTTACATTTATTCATATGTTAATATACGAAATATAACCTGTATTTGTCAAGCTTTTTTTTAGTTTATCATAGGTTTTTGTTCATTCATAATTTCGTAAGTTAAAATAAATTTTTTATCTTTATCCTCATCCCACTCTTCGTAGTTTGTTAGGAAAGTTTTTGAATTTTTCTTACTGAATATTTTATTA